TCAACTGTTACTATTTTTGCCATTAGTTCCGTTCCCTCCTTTGATGGTCCCGCCGATATAGCCTAAGAGGCCAGTCACGATGGACATGGCTAAGTTGTCCATATGGCTGAGGACGGCCATGATGAGGCTCACCGAGAGGGCCAGGATGACCAAAATATTTTCAACGTCGATTTTTTCAAATTCAAACATTTGCTAACGCCTCTCACTCATATGGAGCACGTCCTCGTGCTTGGCCTGCATGACGCCATTTTCCGCAAGGCGCTCATACACGCCGTACATCTCCTGCCAGATGAGCTTTTCCTCGACCGTCGGGGGCGCGCTTTGAAAACGGCAGTACATATCGTTGAGGGACGCCCGCAGGATGAGCTGCATCCCCTTACGCACGGCCTTGAGGCCCGTCACATAGGCCACACAGTACCCGGCTAGCCCGCCGATGGCAAGACTAATGAGCGTGTGTGACCCCTCCATCAAAAGATCGCTCATTCTTTGCTCGCTCCTTCGTCCTTAGCTTTCTTTTCGCCGACATAAGCGATACATCTTTCGTTGCTGCAGCTGCCATCGGACTTTAGCTCGCTCCCACAGTACTGACAATATTTTTTCCGTTTCCAAAAACTCATTTTACCGTCACTCCTTCCACCGCTTCTTTGTAAGCCGCTGTCATAGCTTTATAATCTTGCTGGATACTGGACACTGCGTCGGAATTTCCGGCAAGTGTAGCTGCTTGCAGTGCGGTCAGCATCTCCGTCTTGTTAGCCTCGTACTCAGCGGCAAGAGATGCCTTTTCTGCGGCAGCCTTTTCTTCTGCGGTCGGTTCCGGCGGGACGTAGTCAACGGGACGGCCCGTCTTGCTGTCTCGGACCTTGCCGTCGAGGTAGGCGATAAAGTCGTCGGACGTGATGATGTCGACCACCGCAGCGCTTGCTGCACAAGCTTTGACCTCGTCCAATAGGGCCGCCCGCTGTTTGGGATTTTTTAGCGGGTTAAAGTCACAGATTTTGGTTGCTACACGCTTTCCCGTGGCGTCAAACGCCGCGGCGTAGTAAGATACATTAGTTGCTGTCATGTTTTTTACCCTCTTTCGTGAAAGGATGATGAAAAAATGAGAAAACCCAATGGGTATGGGAGTATCAAGCATCTATCGGGCCGCAGACGACGGCCCTTTGTTTTTGTAGTGAGTGAAGCTGGACGTCAGCGACCGGTTGAATATTTTGTGACCCAAACAGAGGCTGAGATATTTGCCGCTGATTACCCAAACGCCGCTCATATCAGGGTTTGAAGATTCAAGAGTGATTTTGATGCCGGATTGCTGAAGCTGTTGTATTTTGACGGAACGAAAGCTATCTGCGATTGTAGATGAACCAACCAGCGTGGCCATTGAAGCAAGGCAATCCATTTTAAAGCTAACTGGCAAAGCAACCTGCCATTGCTGCTTTGTGGACTCCGTTCTTATCCACTGTTTAAGCGCCTACGGCATACCAATCAGCATCTTTGGCGGTGCCGTCGCCGACGACGGTTAAGGTAAACCGAGTTAAAGAAACGGCGCTTGGCTTTGTTTGATAAAAATCTATCCCCTCATGCTGGGTTAAAATGCGAGGGATGAGCAAATTGAAAGCGACTGGGTAGTAAACATCACCTTGATATCCATGTCCCCACTGTATAATTAGGTTTCCAAAAAATGAACCAAAACAGATGTACCCGTTTTGAGCGGCAAGGTATCTGACCCCGCTAGCTGTCAGCACCATCTTGAGCAGCTGGCCGAACCAGCTGTTTGTTTCGAGCGCTTTGATTGCTGTGATGGTCGTCGTGAGGGCCAGCTTTTTGATGATGTCATCACCGAGTGTTGCGATTTTCTCAAAGAGCTTAAACCGGTTTTCGTGAGCAGCGTCTGATTCGTCGTGAGCGGCAAGGTCTGTCCGAGTCGTGAGTCCCTTCGGGTCAATGATAGCCATTACGCTATCAGCATTAGTGATGACCACTTGCACATGCAATCCGACAGACAGTGTAGTGCTGCTTCCTTTCGCCTGCAGGTAATCAGCATGACTATCGGTGGCTACGGCGTACAATATTTCCCCTTCTTCCGGATCCGTGGCATATATGCCAAGTTCCCGCATATAAAATCCTTTTTCTAGCTCCGCATTGGTGATAACACCTTCAATATCGCAAATACCAGCATCAGTGGGCGAAATGGATGAAATGCCAATATCAAGTTTGGGCGCAGCTAAATCTGTCATGCTTTCAATTTCATGCGGTTCGCCGTCTCCCACCTTCAGCTTTGTCAGCTCCAACTTACAGATGCCTGCGGTTACTTTTGCTTCCAGGGCTCTTCCCTGTTTTGTCATAATTGCTCCAGACCAATCAGCCATTTTTTCCTCCTATCCAGATTTCCTTAAAAAGAAATGCAGCCGTCGCAAATCGATTCGGCTGCAATACATCCACATTATTAATTTTTGGTAAGCCGATGGTTATCTCTTTTGACACACCGGCGGCTATCGCATAGCGTTTTCTTACCTTTAGTTCTCTTTGCCATCTTAATTCGTCAAGCCAGCTGCGAACATTTTTGGCATTTTCAATTGCACGAGTAAAAGCTTCCACACTTCCCCCGCATCGCACCTTATCGGGCATCTGTTCCACGCGGAAGTGATACGGGTTTCCCCCGTATTCATACCATTCTCTGACCTTAGCTCCTCCAGCTAGAGCCTCCACGACTACCTTAACCGCATACACTGTGCCTTTATATCGATGCACGGCTATCGCCGTCTTGACTTGCTTACGCTTAATGTCAATGTCCGCAGAATCATCATAATCCTCGACGTGAAATTGCCATGCTAAAAGGTCCAAAAGGTTTTCAGGCAGCTGATCGATACGGCTATAGACTAGGACATTTGGGATGAGAGTTGTAACAGCAGTCAACTCGTTAGAAACTGCGTCCGCTGTTTTTCTAACGTTCTCGTCTTCCGAGATAGAAGTGGGCAAGATGCTTTTCAATTCAACGTCTTTTAGCTTACTCATTCATCTGCCCCCCCTAAAAATGTCACCGTTACGTCTTCTGCCACTGCCAGTTCAGTTCGCTGCAGCTGCTTGATGACTGGAGCCGTCACCGTAACCTTTCGAGCTCCAGCTTGTACCATGAGTTCATACAGTTTAGAGGGATCGATATCACGCCCCAATTTTGATTTCTGCCACATCACGTATTGGCTAACAGCATTGGTCACCGCTTCCTGAATGGCCGTTCCCTGTGCTTTATCGTCAGTTAGGATATAATAAGACGCGTTGATATCATAAGACACAACAGTAGGCGCCTTGACAGTCACCTTATCCGTTAGGGGCCGAACCTTTTCTGCGCTGCACACCTTCAGGACTTCATCCAGTATCTCTTGTTCTGGTAAAATACCTCCAGCTAGCAACGGCACTAGAAGCACCTCGCCAGCAGCAGGGGAAGAAATATTCACGTCGATAATATTTGTATTAGCGCTTTTTGCAAAGAAGGCATACGCCCCGTAAGAACCTGCATCGGAAAAAGACTCAGGGGCTTCGTGGATGCGATTTCGATAGGCATCATCCCCTTCTGTATCCCCGCCTCCTGCGCTGACAGTCGTATTGGAAACAGATGCCACAAATGGCAGAGGATCAACTTGACGCGATAGGCTTCCCACAAGAAATCCATTGCCCACTTCTCCAACCTGTGTGCAGGTGCAGTGTACCAAGCATGACATTTCTCCAACGGAGATTTCCGTAGCCTCATCAACCGCAAAATAGATGGCCCCGGCTTGGTCTGTCACCCGGGTCCCTTTTGGGATAATATAGGCGCCATTAACAGCAGCCGTAGACAGCGTGTATTTCACGGTTACCCTTGCGGCTTTAGCTGGAATTCGTTCCACATCAAACAAAGCGCCTAGATGGTCCAAATAGTTTCCTTTGGCATAAGCTAGCAGGTTCATCTTTCCGGTCTGGTTAATCAAATATCGCTGCTCAATGATAATGGCCGCGATGGATAATAAAATTAGCCGTATCGGATCACCTTTGGCAAGTGTTCGTCCGGCTATTTTCTGATAGGCGTCTATCACGGCATGTTTAATGCGTTCTTCATCATAATCTGCAAAGCCTACGTCAGCTATTTTATTCAGTTCCAACAATTCTCACCTCCAAAATTGGAATTAGCTTTCCAGATTCATCCCCAGAAAACTTGATGGATTGAATCATGGCGCGAGGCTCATATCTTCGTATTGCAGCAAAGATTTCTCCACTCAGCATAGCCGCCGCCTGCTGCATAGGCATATCAACTGCATCCCCACCAATTCCAAAACCTCGATCAAGTGGCACTGAGTATTTCACCGTAGATAAGATTGTCTTTACGTTCTGCAGCACTTCAGTTACCAAGGTGGAGGGGTTAAAGTCGATGGTTGCCGCAGGACGTCCATCCACCCTATATGTTTGCGCCATAGGTCATCCCTCCTTTAAAAGACTGTAGCCAGGACATTCCCGATGGATCCATACAAATCAACCTTGGATTGCTCTTCTGTATAGTTATCCACGCTGTATTCCTTTAGCTGCACGTGCAGCTTGCACCATATGCGATTCCCAGTTGGCCCATAATAGTTATCATTCTCCGACATACTCATTAGTCGCCAATAGGTTTGGCTGATAGGGTGCCCGCCAATAATAAGGGGGAAGACAACTCCCGTATCCCTCATTTGGCGGAGCAATTTCACCGCGCCGTCAGGATCTACCCCGTACTGTCTGGATAGTATCAAATCGAAGGCAAGGGACTGCAGCCCAGGCCCAAGAAATTCACTGACCGGCTTGTAATGGATAAGATCATGGTCGGCCCATCTTCCTTCCCCTTCCTGTCCCATCCTGGAAGGAGTCAGTGTATAAGTAGACGATGCCAAGAAAACAACAGGACCCATATATCCGATGTACATCATTTCACCTTCTCATTGATTTATTGAGGACCACTAGTAGTGCTTCCGCCAGATACAACCCCTCCATGAACATGGCCCGTCAGGGAAATTCCACTAGCCACCACATCCCCCGCGCCTTGAACGTCCAAGGAACCGGCATGGATGGTCAGCGTTCCTCCAACATTGAGGACCATGTCCCCTGGATGACTTAGCACCCTGGTATCTGCGGATGCTCCAGCTGGCGGCGTGTCCGCTTGGCTGTAAAACGTTCCCAGGATAAAACCATCTCCTGTTCCTTTTCCTGAAAAATTCGGCAGCTGCAAACAGAGCACCTGATCACCCACCGCAGGCATCCAATAGTCTTTACTTCGGCTGGACCCCCTTTGAATGACGAAGAGTTCTCCAGACACCTTGTTTTCTTTATCGGACCGAACGACTCTTACCATTCCGGTCTGAGGTTCTAATGAGCTTACCTCTCCGATATAGAACATCCCTTCCAGGAGCCGCTTAGTATCCATCAAGACACCTCCTTAAATCAAGGCTGGCAGTAAAGCCGCCTCCGAGCCTCAGCGCAACGCGCGTGATGATGTACTTCCCATCAAAAACTCCAAAGTGCTGCAGCTGTACTAATTGACCTGCGGCATAAATCGTATCACCAGTAAGATTAAAGGCTGCAGTAACTTCTTCCTTGTTCTTCTCTCTCAGTTTCTTTCGGGCTAAGCGTTCAGCTTCTGCGACTGTCTCACATTGCTCACTGACGTCTAGGGTTTGGCCCTCTTTTTTACTGGGATCGACGAAAGTAGCCTCAATAACGGCCTTCTCCTTACCCTTTTTATATTTCACATGGCAAGCCCTGTAAACGTCTCTCGTTTTCGCCTTCAGCTGGTAATCGGCGAACGAATAAATATATCTCGGCCCGTCCGTTCCATCCTGAATCTTTTGAGCTAGCTGCTCAAGCCCTGGATGCAAGAAAAAGAGTTTGGCATATCCCTTTTCCTGTTGCTGCTCATCAAAAACCGTCAATTTCTTCAGGTCTACCTTCAGGCAAAGTCCCGCATCTTTGACCACTTTTTTCAAGAATTCAAGGTCTGATTCATCGGACTGTTCGACGTGATCCAAGGGAGGATTATTTTCACAATACCAATCAAGCGTCAACCCATTTCCCGCAGCAATATCTTCGCAGCATTTCTTGACCGTAATCTTTTCCCAAGTCCGGTTCTTCTTTTCGCCGCGCAGACTGCTTTCGAAGGTCACACCTACAGCCTTGATCTGAACCGTCGCTGGTGCCATTTTGATTTCTATCTCATCGACTTCAAAACTGCCTAAAAACAAAGATTTTAAACCCTCATCTAGGCGACCCCGATTCAAGGTATAAATCGTAACATCTAATTTGGACCCTCGTTGCGGATACCAATCAGACGTCCAAAGTTGGGCACGATCTTCTAATGTAAGACTTAGATCATCTGCCTGCCCTTCGATGTTGTCGGTATAATCCAAGCTCAATAAATATTTACTAATCTCTTCTGAAATATCCTTGCTCTCATTGCTACCTTTCGGCGTATAGAGGACTTCGCACCAGGTGCGATAGGCTAAGCTAGACCCTCCTGGGAGAGTGCCCATCATTCTTTCAACTGCACTTGCAACAAAAGACACCCTCACCCCTCCTTCCAAGGCGGCAGAAAGCGGGGGGCATTCCTACTCACTTCTGGGCAATCAAGCTCGATTCCTGCTGGAAGAACAATCGTTTCAGCATGATCCGGATTCGCCTCCAAAAGAGCATCCATAAAGCGTTCACTGCCATAGATCTTAAACGCAATAAAGTCCCACATATCACCTTGGATTGTTGTATACCTTTTAATCAAAAGACAACCTCCTTTCCCGCTGCACCATCTCCTGATACAGCCGGCGGAATTTCGCCTCAAATTGAGCTTCCTGTTCCCGCAGTACAGTTCGAATCTGATCCGCAGTTGTGGCTCCCCCCGACACTTGGATAGTTGGAGCGAAGTTCACTGTTACGCCAGTTCCTCTGCTTCCAAGGAGCGGTGCCGGATCTCTGACCGGTTGCAAAGCCTCCACACCAAGCATCTGCCCAGCGCTTTGCCACAAACGCATGGCATTCTGTGTCCGGTTGATCGGGACTATCATTTCCGGGTCTCCGGCTTCCCCCACCCAGCTCAATGTAGGCCTGGTAATAAGGCCACCATAGGCATTCCTGTCGGGGTTTTCATTGGAAGAGCTGGACGTAATGAATTTAATCGCAGTCGTGATAGGTGAACTGAACACTCCTTTTAGCTGTTCCCATTTGTTCTGCACCCATTGAACGCCTTCATCCACGACGCTGTAAACAGTCTCCCATACGCTTTGAATTGTACTTGTGATTGCATTCCAGGCACTGTCCGCCGTATCGCAGATATACTGCCACTGACTTGAGATCCAAACGGCTGCCTCTGCTACGGTTTCAGATATTGAGGTTACTGCCGTATTCCATGCCGTCGCAATACTCTGTGCCGCCCAGTCAATAAAGTTTCGAACCGTTTCACTATTGTTGTATAGATAAATAAGCGCCGCAATGAGTGCCATTACGCCTATAATCACAAGAGCAATGGGGTTCATGCTCATGACAAAATTAAGGGCCGCCTGAGCTCCTGCCATGACTTTCGTAGCAATCTGAGCGCCTTGCATTGCTGCCTTAAAAAGCTTAATGCTTGCGACTACATATTTAACCGTGGATACGGCCACGCTAAACGCAAGCAGTCCTAGCAGCACCGCAGCAACCGCACCAGCAACAGCGGCTAACGCCGTTACGAGACGCGGATGTTCTTCCGCCCATTTCGCAAAACTCCCCGCAACCCCAGCAACATACGTCGCTACCTTGGCCAAAATAGGCAGGAACACATTGCCCACAGAAATCTGTGCGGACTCTGTTGCGGACTGCAGTTGGACCAGTGCGCCTTGAGCATTCTGATTCATCGTTTTTGCCATCTTAGCGGCCGCTCCATCGGCATGATTCACTGCATTGCTCAGTTTTGCAAAATCACTATCCGATGCATTGACAATGGCCAAAAAACCACTCATTGCTTCCTGCCCTGCAATCATGGACGCATACTGGGCTTTTTCGCTGTCGCTCATGCCCGCAAATTTCGCCCTCAGTTCCTGCATCGTCTGACCAAAGGGCTTCATGCTGCCGTCGGAGTTTTTGACAGTTAACCCTAATTTATCCATGGCAGCTTGGACCTGTTTGGTAGGAGCAGTCATCCTGGACATCATAGATCTTAAAGATGTACCTGCCTGCTCTCCCTTGATGCCTGCGTTAGCCATCAGACCAGTTGCTAGCGCCACATCTTCCAAGCTGTAGCCCAGGGCACCTGCAACGGCGCCGGCGTATTTAAAGGTAGCGCCCATCAGCACCACATTCGTGTTAGCATTAGTGGATGCCGCTGCCATTACGTCAGCCATGTGCCCTGCTTGATTGGCCTGCATACCAAATGCTGTCAGATCATCGGAAACGATATCTGCTGTTTGAGCAAGATCCGCCCCAGACGCTGCAGCGAGATTCAAAAGACCTGGCATACCTGCAATGATTTGGTCAGTCTTCCACCCCGCCATCCCTAAATAGCTCATGGCTTCAGCTGCCTGTGTTGCAGAAAACTTCGTTTTTGCGCCTAAGTCCCTCGCAGTTGTGGCTAATTTCTTCGTATCGGCTTCATCAGCATTGGTAATCGCCTGTACCTTGGACATGGCCTGTTCAAAATTGGCAGCCACTTGAACTGCTTCTACCAGAGGCGCGGCAAGACTTTTAGCCATCATCACCCCGCCACTAAAGTTGGCAAAGGATTGCATCAACCCTTGCTTTGCTTTAGAATAACCACTTTTAGCCGCCTTGAGATTATCCTGTCTTTCAACTGCTCGGGAACTAAGCTGTTTTTGCTGTTCCAAAGCTTTATTTGTGGCCGCAATCTGATTTTTAAGGTTGGTTTCGCTTTCCGCAAAATCTTTCGTATTAAATCCAGCCGCTTGCAGTTCTGCACTTAGTGATACCAAAAGTCCTCTACTTTCATGCAGAGAAGTTGCCATTTGTTTTGCATTTCTTTGAGCAGTCTTATAAGCATTTGCTGCTTGAGAACTCTTATTCCCCGATATTTTTAGGGCTTCTGATGTTTTGGAAGCTTCCCTTTGAGCCTCAGCCAACTCACGTTTATATAGACGCACTTGACCAGCTGCAGCTTTCCACGCCCCTGCCTTAGCGCTGATATCTTGTAATTGTTTAAGGTTGCCACTTAATCTATTGATATTTTCGTTGGTTTCTTTAACTGAAGCTGGTAAGGAGCTGTCTAGTTTTCCTCTAATAGCTATTGCCAGCTCCATAAGTTTTCCGGACATTCTTTTTCACCACCTTTGACTGTGGTATAATTAATAAAAAAGGGGGCGAAGACTATGGGATTCTTCGATTCTTTGATTCTATCTGCTCTAGCTGATCAACCTAATCTTACGGAGCTTGAATGCCAAAAGGAGATTGAAGCCTTAAAAAAGCATCAACTCGAAATAGAAAAAAAGGTAAAAGAAGTACAAGATTACTGTGCTAAAAGTATGGCTTGGGAAAAGAAACTAATGGATGATTTTTACGCCGCCCATCCTAACGGTCCCATCCGCACCGATCTTCACCTTGACCCGAAACGCTTACCCTAACTTTCCAATATAGAAAAAAGCCTATCATCCCCGATAGGCTTATTTTTTTTGCTTTTTACATGCTTCCTCTTCTGCTTCTATCTCGCGGTTGACGACCGCAATCCATCCACACAAATCAGTCAAGGAAAGTCCCAAAAAGTATCCCAGCGGAGACTGACTGTATTTAGCCAGTCTCAAGCAGGATACCCTGATTTCCTCGACAATCAGTCTTATTGGAGCAAAAAACCTTGTGCCTTCAGGCACAGGGCCGTGAAGTCCTTGCCAGAGAGGTTCAATACTTCATCGTATTTCAAGTTGGTGGCAGCCCCCGCCACCAGAGCCTGATACACCTGGGATAAAACAAGAACCGTAATAGCGGGGTCCAGCTTTCTGGCCTGTTTCTCACAGCTAATGAGTGTACGACCATTGATGCGCTCAAAATCTAGCACCAACTTGTCTGTACCATCAGCCAAGGGTTTGTGCAGCACGACCACATTCTCTTCAACTTCTGCGGCACTGTTTTGCACCGTATCCAATTCTTTTTTTGCCATCTAAGATTCCTCCCTTACATCCCAATGTTTCTGCGAACCTGTTCCAAGAGATCCACGCCGCCAACAACAGACTTGAAGCCAAACTTATCAATCTCGCACAATTCGGAGTCACCGATGCTAATCTTGATATAGTGGCACTCAATGGTGGTTTTGCTTTCCATGGCTTCCCCTGCTTTTAGCGTACCAGGGTCATGGGATTTCACCCGCCCCCGAATCACAACATGATAGGAATCATGTGCATAGGCGCTCGCTCCGCCATCGTAGCTTTGCAGATCTGCATAGGCGTCCAGGCTAACCGTGGTACCAGCTACCAGGCGGGTGCTGGTCTTTGTGGGAAGCTGCCAAGTCAACTCTGCTTCGAGGCTATCGAAGTGACCTTCAATTGGTGCTTCGATTTTCCCAGCAATACCAATGCCTTCCACGTCGGCTGTCAATGCCGCGAGTTCGGGCAGCTTAAATTCTTTGCAACCAATCATGTCATCCGCACCATCTAGGTAGACCCGCATATCGTTGATGACTTCAGGAATTACATTCACGCTCATGAGTTCACCTCCTTAAGCAAAAAGTTTCTGGAAGTTATTGACATCATATTCCAGAATATCTTCAATCTTTTGAGCCGGCACAGGCGGCGTAATGCAAGAATGGATTCTAAAGATGCCCCGCAGCAGATCCGTTCTGGGATTCTCAGATTCCAGGAATTTCACAGAGGACCCCAGAAGATACCCTCTAGAAACCAGCCCATTCAATCGAATCGTTTCGGAATCAACAACAGTTCTGATCAATCTTGGAGTCAATGGCGCGTCCAAAATCTGCCAATAGGTCAGAATGAATGTTTGGTACTGCCAATCAAACATTCGCCGGACACAAATAAAGGAATCTTTTACATCCGTTTTAGAGGGGTAAGCCCCAGTGCAGTTGCCCCAGCTTTTCCAACCGCCATTAAAATTCAGCCCAGTTACAACGCCCTGAGTATTCAAAAGATCGGCCTGCGTCAGGGACAGGCTGATTTCACTGCCATCCTTTAGACAAATGCCCGTAGCCTGGATTGAAATGTTGGACGGGCTTCGATAAGGAATGTCGCCATTCGCTGCGTCTGTTACGCCAATGACACCCATCAAATGGGTGGACAAGTGGAACACCTTTTTCCCGTTCCGCACGCAGGGCCAGCATACGACTTGGTTAGTTCCCGTATAATTATTTTTATTTTTCCATTCATTGACATCGCTATAGGCTTTTACTTCCGCAGTATCCACGTCCGTAAGGACGATGCAGCGGAACAGCCCATCAATATTCAGGGCTTTCGCCTTCATGACCGATGCCACTGCGGGGTCTTCGCTCCATCCCGGCGCCGCAATGATGCCTGGAACTAAAGAAAATTGGGTGTAGATTTTATCAATAAGCTCAAGCCCTTTGGACTCACCCTTAGCGGATGCCCCGCCGATGATGTCATCGGCATCCACCGCCGTTGGGTCTACCGCATCATAATCCAGGACGATACTCTCTCCACTAGCTAACGTTCCGCCGGGCACGACCGCGATGATGAGACGCCCGTCATCGTCCCAGGCTGCCGTATAGTCAATCCCTTCTTTTGCCGGTTGAGCCGCTTCTGTGGAGCGCACCTTCAAGGTATTTAACAACACGGCTTCAGAAAGCTCGACTTTCCCCTCAATCAAAGGTGCGGTCTTTTTCGTTTCGGACTTTTTATGTTTTGTCGGATCCAATACGTTTACAAAAATAATCGGGGCCACGGCATAGAGCTTAAATTCACTATACATGGCTTCACAAAGAGTATAGTTATCCCAATCATCACTATATCCAAGGGCCTTCACCGCCTCGTCCCAGCTATAGCAGATTACCGGTTTATTAACGTATTTCATCGGGTCCTCCGTCAAATGGACCGGAGCCGTACCGAAAACCACAGGCAACCCTGCCGTTGTGTTAACGGGCGGAATAATGGCAGTTGGAACCTCGCCAACCTGCACACCATGAAATAATGCCATCGCTATTTACCACCTTTCTTCTCGTGTTCTGCAACGGCCCTCTGATAAAGCACATTGCGGGCAGTTCCATTCTGAGCAATCTCCCTTCGAACTTCATCCAGTTCTTCAGGAGAGACAAAAAGAAGTTCGTAAGTTGGATTCCCCACATAGTTTTCCGGAATGCCATCTGCGAAAATCTTGAATGTCGTTAAATCTGTATCGCGGAACCCTGGCCCGACATAAATCACTGGGCCTTTTTGTTTATTCTTTTTCTTCATAATGTCCACCATCCAATCGGAGGATTATTTTGTCGCACTTGAGGGATCACCACTTCGCACTCGACGACGCCTAGCCACTGGGGGTAAGGCTGCTCATCTGGCACAATGCTTTTCATTCCAGGCTGAATCCAGAACTTGCCTGCAACTGGATTCCCCATCAAGAGATGGGCCCGAATGAATTCAAGCAAATGGAATAGGGATTGACAGCCTTCTTTAAAATCCGGATCGTATACTGTTGCATACAACACCAAGGACACGGTGCTCTGTTTAGCCTCATCGGTTGTCACTTCTGGGCGTATCACAATAGCAGGGCACAGCTTTTCCAGTTCTTCCACACGACGAGCACGCGGCAGGAAGCCCGCATAAACATGGAACTCTTTTCCACCCCGTTCTTCGTACTCGGCTAGGCGTTCCTTTAGGAAGTTAGCCATACCCTGCGCGACTTCTAAAGGAGTCATCATGCACCTCCAAGCAGTCGTTCCAATTCATGTTGCAATCTGGAATTAAAGACCTCTTGACCCCGCTCCTGCATTTCCTCCATGACCTCAGGATTTCCAAATAACTGCGGAACAGCGGGGCCGTACAATCCTTTCACCGGATACCGTTCCTTGCCTGCCCTTGCGACAAAATGACCGTTTAGCGTAAAGGACCGAGGAACTCGGCCCCCACCATCCCGTTTAATCGCTACAAAAACGCCATATTTCCTTTTAGAAGCTTTATAACGGGATACTGGTTCCGTTGAGCCTCGCACAAGGATGGTTGTTCCATCGTCTTCCTTTCTGATTTGCGTGCGCGCCTTTAGATTCCCAGATTTCATCGTATAAATGCTGCGAATGGATTTGGTTCCCGCCGTCCTGGCTGCCGTCGCCGCCCGTTTGGAAGCCCGTTGGATAGCCTTCTGGACACCTTGCGACTTTAGCCCTGCCAGCGTGCCAAGTAGTTGTTCCGCGGCTTCGATTTCAGCACTAATAGGCATCCATACCACCTCCTACGCCAACGTTCTGATGAAGGGTAATGGACATAATCCCTAGATCATCAACGCAGTTACTAACAAGCATGGGTTCTCCATCTAGAGTAAACACCTGCCCTTCCCGCGGTATGTCTTCCAAAGCCTTCGTTTTAACATGAATAACCACTTCGCGTCCGGAAATGCCTTCGTAGCCGGCGTATTTTTGTCCCTGAAACCATTCCCGAGCAGTAGGACTCTGTACAATGCAGGTCACCTTACGCCCGTTCAGATCATGGATCTCCCCGAATTCATCCTGGCACAGGAACACATCTAGGTCAGTCTTCAGAGTATCCTTGAAGTTCATTTTTTCTTATTCTTTTTGTAGGCTTCCGGCTTCGGTTCGGGTAAAGTTTGAACTTCTTCAGGCTCTACTTCTTCAGGAGGTAACTCATGCAGTTCTGGTTCCACAGTTTTCTTTTTAGTGGATGCAGCCTTCGGGGAAGCTACGACTTCCACCTGCCCCGTCTTCAAAAAACGTTCCACAGCTTGTTCTGCCATTTCAATCTCATCCCCAGGGCCGTATAAATGGCCCCCTTGGGTGATGTAATTTCGTTTAATCTGGACCTTCATGTTTATTCTCCTTTTGCCTTAATAACCGCAAAATCAGTAATGCATTCAGGGGCAATTACGCAACGGGAATACATCGTCAGTCTTAATTCCTGATCCATCTTATCGCCGGCATAGTAAGGAACGTAGGGTCCAACATAGGTATTGTACCCAGTCGCAGCCTCGTTAAGCAGCGTGACTGCGCCGTGGTACTGGTGACCTCTGCCAGGAATACCAACGATGACATCATCATCTCCAATGAACCCCTTCAATTTCCCGTCATCGTCCATATAAGATTCCGCGTACGTGTAGACTTCCAGGTTAAGCGCGGGGATTCGGCCAACAAAGGAAACTTGTGGAGCCGTAATTCGAGGCTGGAAGCTAAACATAGAAAGATTGTTCGTGCTAGGGATTCCCATCCACTTCATGATCTGATCATTACTCAGCATATAGCCCGCAATATTTTTGCCGACAATCATGACGGTTGGAACCATACCAGACGCTTCCTGGATCTTTTCAGAAGCGGATCTGATATCGTCGTAAATTGTGGCCCCCGCCTGATCCCACGTCGTGGAAGGTACAATTTTCTGATTGAAGTTAAAGTCCACCGTATCGATGACCGTCAGATTGCCATCATCCGCATAACCCTTGATATCATATTTACCAGAAGTCAGGAGGTCCCCCGCCATCTTATTTTTTCGGTTGATAATGGCCGCTTGAAGTTCAGCCAAGTCTCGTGCCTGAATCTCATTCCCGCGCTGGGCTGGGGATTTAACAGAATAAACACCCTCGCCAAACCCACGTTCACTGAGCATATCGGGGTCTACGACTCGGGAAGGGGCCATCATTGGCGGTTTATAAAAGAAGTCATCAAACCCATTTCTTTTGAGTTCCACGGCCTTTCCGCCGCGAACCACAAATGGCGCCAGCCGACGTTCTCCAGTCCTTACCTGGACTTCAATCGTGGAAGTCGTTGCCGTATCAGGGATAATAGGGAAAAAAGTATCCAGTAAAAAAGAAGCGGGTGCTTTGCTTCGATCCACTGCAGTCATCAGTGCAACTGTATTTTTAATGTCAATCATGTGTAATCCTCCTTACAGCTTAACAGTTAAGTGGATGCCGGCCTTACGCAGTTCTTCCTCATGAGCTTCAACGGAGTCCCCCTCCGCACAGATCAGAGCTGCTCGATTGAACCGGCCAGCAACGTATGCCGTTACCACCGTTGCTTTCTCGTCGATATCATTCGTTAATACTGCGCTAGATTCTTCAGCCTTCTTCGTTGCGGAAACCATCCCTTCCGTATTTACCGTCAGCAAAGTGCCTCGTTTCATCGCAGTACCAGCAGTTACCTTAAAGTTCTTGGTCAGGACCGGGATTTCCGGTCCAGCAAGCAAGTTGTCAGCCGTCATGCTATATTTTTCAACAATCGTCATAATCTCAACCCCTTTTCTTATTAATCAAGTCAACAATGGTGTCAATTTCCGCTTTAACATCGCGATTGGCTTTCTCCGGAGAATCGACATTGGCCTTCACTCCATTGGAACCGGAATGTACTTGGTCAGTAATCAGAGCCTTTAATTCTTCAATACCCTTATCTTCCATCTTCAGACCAGATACGGCGTCAACGAAAGGTTTCAAATTTTCTGCCGTGGTTCCGGTTTCCTTCGCTTTTTCCACCATAGCATTTACCACAGGATTATCGCCCTTCAAACCGTCTAAGGCCTTGATTCGGTTCGTTTCAGCATTCGCTTTCAGTGCTTCAGCATCTCTGGCGGCAAAAAAAGCTTTCAGTTGTTCCATAAAACTCGTTTCTTTTTCACTCATGTTTTTTACCTCTTTCTTCGTCTTCCTACTAGCAAAACGATTCTTCAGGCCTATCCTTTTTTCAGGTCCCAAACCTGCCATAGCCACATGGTTCACTATGATAAGTCCATTATCCAGGATGTCCGTTTCTACGCCGTAATCATCCACTTCGTCAACAAATCCTTTCTCAAAGGCTTCGTTGGCAGTCATCCAGGTTTCTTCATCCATCATGCGTTCAATGTCATCAACGGGCAATTCTGGACATCGGGCGTGATATACATTCACGATAGTTTCTTTCACCTTTTTAAGCATCCCGCCGAATTTTTCTAGTTCCTTCTGATCCAGCATACCAAAGTAAGCCGCAGCGGGATTGTGCACCATGAAAAGCGCATTTCTAGGCATGACAATACGTTCTGCAGCACAAGCAACCAGTGTCGCTGCGCTGGCGCAGATACCATCAATATGGCAGCTTATCTTCCCAGTGTAAGCCTTCAAGGTGTTGTACATCGCCTGTGCTTGGAAAACGTCGCCCCCAGGACTGTTGATGCGAAGCAGAACTTCTTTCCCGTCTAGAGCCTGCAGCTCCTTTCGGAAACTGATAGCACTTTGAGTTGGATCATCGGGCGCATGCTCATGAATCCAATCCCCTGCGCTATCTATCTCTCCATACAGTAGGATTTCTGCAGTATCACGATCTGCGGCATTGCGAATCTCCCAACATTTTCTGGTTCTATTCATTTAGTTCACCCCCTCCCTCTGATTCAATCTAATCCCCGCCAGGACTTCTGGATTGCCCTCATCAATGCCAAGGTTCTTGATTAAATCCTGTTCATAAGCAATCTGTTCCAAATTTTCTTCGAGGTCACTACCTGTCATTTCGGCGGCTTCTCGTTCCCGTGTCGTCAGTCCATACTTCACCCTTAGGGCGGCCCCCGTAACATCCTTGATCGGATCGAGAATACTCATCGAAGGACCAAACCAATCCGCAGCAACCCAAGCGTCACGCTTAACAGGGTTTTCAAAAAATCCAGGGCATTTGATTCGACCTGTAGCAACGGCTTCCATCAGCCATTGCTCGTATATCGGTTGGCAAAAATCAGCAGCAAACCACCCGCGACGCGTTTGAAATTCATCTCTAGCTTGCAGCAATGCGCCTCGACTGGCAGTATAAGAAGACCCAAAACACTTTAGTAGCACTTCGTACGGGATGTTGAGCGCAGCAGCCACGCTTTTTTCAAGATGCGTCATGTAGCTGTCATACGCACTCTGCGCATTAGAGCTGTCGACGGTCTTTACGTCTACCCCTTTTGGTAGGCTGTTGAGCTGTCCTGGGCCGAGCTTGTACTGCGCCGCATCCACTACAGGTTCGCCATCACGATTTTCATCTTCATACGCGCTAGGCAGGATATTGTCGATGCTGTTGCTGGCCTGCGTATTGGTGAAGAAAATCGAGAGAAAACTGCGGATGATAGCAGCGGTCAGTTCAGCATCACAATACCGCCCAATTTGCTTCAGGTTTTCAAGCACGGGAGCAAGATACGGTACGCCTCGATACTGCTCTGCCCGCATATCGTGACAGACTTGCAGCATATTGGGCAGCCCCGTCGTATTTCCAAAGGCTTCGATACGTTGCCAAATCGTTGCTCCGTCAATATTTACAAGATCCCCTGGGACTTTATTGCTTACCCAATACGCGGCTAGTCGCCCTTCCTGAGTGACTTCAATCCCGTTTACGATATGGTTGCCGTTATCTGGGTTCAGCTGCTCAACGCCCCACGCATTGGCTTTACTGTACCCTACGCCTGCACCTCCCAAAGGATTGCTCACCCTGTTCGCTTCCAGCAGCTGGATACGCAAGGTGTACGGCATGTTAAAAGAAGGATTGGCGCGGCGGAACAAGGCGAAACTGTCGCCATCAGTAAGATACGTTGCATAGGCAATGTTCTGAAGGTCATAAAAATTATTCCGCCGTCTCCAATCACACTCTTTGGATCCGGCCCAAAGCTTAAACTCCCTCACCGTATTCCGTTCCCAGTCTCTCGCTTCTTCTGCAGTCAGCCCCAGGAACTTGTAAGGAATGCGTGGAAAGAGCCTAAGCCCCGCGCCTACAGCATGCATCGTGCTGGTCACAATAGCGGCGCTTCCCAATGGGGTGTTCGTTGCCTGATCTGCCGCACGATTCCGCAGCGTCACAAGGTTTGCATCAATATCACTTTTGCTGGAAAGCCGTTGTGGATACCAGCTGCGCAAAGCATCCTTTTGAAAAGACGCCCCGCCGTCGCTGTAACCACTATTCTTCACGGCAGGGGCCCGAATCCTTGATTTCAATACTTTTCGGTTTCGTTTGCTCAAGGGATATCCTCCTCTCAATCCATCAGCACGACTCTTTTAGTGCTTCCAGAAGCCTCCAAAGGCTCTCCTTCTAAGGTAGCCCCAGAAGCTACTAGATCGTCTATAGCAGCCCGAATGGTCGCTAGATTAGCTCGTGTCAAAGTCCTATTTCCGATGGTGTAGCTTTGGCCTGTCAGCACAGCTTGCTCCGCTTCTAAATACATCTTCAGGCGCTGATTTTGGATTCTGCTCATCGTATGTTCTCCTTACCAGATGCTTGTTCTACTAGACGCCTTTATGGCTCTGGACTTCCGACCTGTCTGCTTCACTTCTAAGGCAGGTTTTGTATCTCCTATTAAATTCTGCATACCCGACTTCAAAGCTACCCAGTCAGGATGCAGGCTTAACATGCAGGCCAGGTTGTAGTTTCTAAGATCCAAAGGCTCGTTGCGGATTCCCTGGGTAGGCTCCCAAACCTGACGATACACCCCATTTCGTTTGACCGTTTTTCTATGCTCAGAAATCAATCCGCGAAAGTACAAATTGTCGTACCCACGGTTTTGCATGATTCCTTCCTCATCCTCGGGAAAATGAAAAAACATCGGGCCTGGCTTATCAATGGTCAAGCGATTCATGATCTGCTGCTTTCCATCGTCAACTCCAAGCATAACAAGCGGTGCATTGAGCCCCTTTGCCTTCCCGATTTTGTAATCCAAGGGTATCCCTGGCCCGCCCATACCTTTTAGTGCAAACCGCTGCTTCGTGATATTCCGTTCGCAGTAGTGGTAAACACTCCCAGTGTAGTGCCCCCCAGAGTCGATGAGCGTTCGCACCACTCTAAGTCCAGACCCATCTTTAAACTGGTACCTTCGGTCTAAAATCTCATCAAGCGCCTTCCAAGTGCTTTCCCGATTAGGCGCTCCCAAGATAACCCCTTTCAAGATGCCCCAACATTCCTCTCCTTCGCCCCAGCCGCAAACTTCGTACTCCAAGCGGTTATCCTGGGTATCGACAGCGGCTGTTAAGAGTAACACTCCTTCAGGAAGTTCGGCCCCGTACTTTTCTCGGCGCTTCAGCAGGAAGCTGTCCGATTCAAAAGCACCCGTTGCGCGATAGGTTTCACCAAAACGAGTGTTCATCACAACTTTTTCCCGGTCTGGAAACCCTTTTGCTTCTAGCCATTCCTTCATCACCTGTTTCCAGCTAATCCAGGGGCTGCTGAACGCATTCAGATAAAAAGAACGACACCCACTCTCCAGGGCTTCCGGCCGCTGGGCAACATATTTCTGAGGAGCCGCTTTCATTTGTTTTTCCGTGAACGCGAACCCGCAGTCTGGACATACCCATTTGACGCTTTTCACGCGGTACGTTTGCATTCCCTGCACTTTGGGTCCTTTCACGGCTTCAACTTCCATATCGGTGTAGCTAAGCTTATGAAATTCATCGCAATTTGGGCATTGATGCCGCCACTCCTCCTGAGTCCCCGTTTTATATGCAACATCAATACGGCTGTCACCTTCGTTGGTAGGAGTCGAGAATAGGCCCATCACCCGATTCCAGAAGGTGGTCATACGTTTGCTGGCAAGGTCCACCGGGTCCCCTTCCGTGCCCGCTGAGAGAGGAAAGCGGTCCACCTCATCGCACAGCAGGATGCGGATGGGCCGGGAAGCCAGTCCAGCCGGACTGTTGGCGCCCCCCATGATGAGCCGTCCGCCTGGGAACAGCTTCGACAAGATAGTATTACTCCGATCCCTGCTCCCCGTATCGGAGAATAGCGCGGTGAGGACCTTGGTGTCCTGAATCATAGGTTCGATACGGCTCTTTGAAAAATCCTCCGCCATATCCACCGTCGGCTGCACCATCATGATGCTGCACGGATCCAAGTGGGCGAACCGGCCAATCACATTATTCATGATGTCGCTCTTCCCGATCTGGCTGCAGCTTTTAACCACAACCTCGTGAACCCCAGGCTGGGTGAAGGCGTCCATGATTTCCTTCTGGTATGGGGCCCGGCTGGTCTTCCACCGTCCGGGTTCTGCAGAAGTGTTGGAAAGCATCCGATAAGAGTCCGCCCATTCTGATACGGAGGTCTTCGGCAAAGGTCTCAGCCCTCGTTCAGATACATACCGCCACAAAGCGTCAGCACTCTTCATCAGTACCACCCCCTTCTGCTTCTTCACCCATAAAAAGATCCGGGCTATAGCTTGATAGCTCGGACAATTTTTCTTCGATTTCCTTGGTGAGGATATCGTATATTTCTTCTTTTTTGTGACCTTCAAGAATAGGGGCTAGCTTACTTGGAAGCCCAAGGAGCTGTGTTCTTAGGTTGCTCATCATTTCTGTCATGACAAGCTCTACAGTCCTTGCATCGTAGGCTTTTCCCTGCAACTTAGCTAGCTTCAGCTCTGCAATTTCTCGTTTTGCCTTTTCGTGGAGCGCCCTCTCAGCCATAAGATCAATCTCTTCATCTGACCCATTTCCTGCTTGGGAACTAAAAAAGTTGCGAAGAGAAGGAACGACGAGAACGCCACCATTGGGGTCCTTGTCATCCCGGATAACAATGCCCTCCGTGATGAGCTGATTAACTCGGCCAACTGTGACTTTGAGCGCTTTTCCAAGTTCGGTCTGCGTCGTAGATAAAGTGGTCAATCCTTTTGAAATTTTCACCTACGCCACCTCCGTTCTAGGCTCAAAGCTTATATTTAGGACTAAAAATTTTGTAAATCTAGACAATTTTCGGGGTTCGCAAGACCCGCAAGGATTGCCTTGCCTCTGGAAGGACCCGCTAGCCAGAACTTTTTTTCTTTGACAATTCATCATAGGCCTCTATAAGGCCCACAAGGAAGCCGATTCCTAGATATATAACGCTTGGGGCAAAGACTTCAACCCAGCTCCATGCTTGCAGAAACCCGAAGCACTTTCCTAAGATCAACCCAGCCTGTACAAGTGTAATTATCGACATGTTTTGTACCTCCTTTTCTGGCATCAAAAAAGCAGGCCCGAAGGTCTGCTGGTTTTAATTTTCCTCGTTGATAACAATGCCACCGTTTGGGGACTGGAAACATTTGGAGACCGCCATGCTGCCATTACACCATGCTCCAAATTAGACATAACAAAAGGCACCAGGATAACCCTGATGCCCTATCAAAAAAGGAGGTGCCTTGTAAGGCCGCCGTTGTGGCGGACGGGGAAACATCACTGCTTCCCTCGTCCCTTTTCTCATACTACCATTATACTATGGAAAATTGCCTATTCCTGTCGATTTTTGTCGAAATCTGTCGCTAGGATTTTTTCCTGCTCCAAACTGGTATCCATGTCGAGGACGCCTTGAATGGGGAAAGCTGCTGCACCGTAAACAATACCTGTCAAGATGTCAATGCCCTCGTCATATCTTCTGCGACAGTAGCTAGAATCCTCATTGAGCCTGTTCCCAATCTGGTTCCACGTCAATCGGTGATGCTCAAATCCCGCTTTCCAGCGCAGGATTCTTTCGTAGTCACCCGGAAGACGTCTAAGTCCCTGTTCCACCCGTTTGAGCAACAAACGTTGGTCATGGTAGCGTTGTTTCTTCCCTTCGAGCTGTTCCGTGGCCGTTTCCTTGCACAGACAAAAAGCTTCTTCCGGGCTCTTGTTCACCCCGCCTCCACCGCCGACTTCAGGTCCGAACCGTGTCGTTTTTGGCGATGGATCCACGCGCAGGACAGCGGTTTCCTGAATAATTTCATCTCTAAGGATGTCAAGGTTGGCCCGCAATTCGTAAGCGTGCTCAAGGGCATATTTGACACGGCTTCTATAAATCTTTTCCACCATCTCCGGTCCCATCTCCCTTCAACACCTTCTGATGCTTTTCCTTGAGCCGTCCCATGAAGCGCTGCATCCTTTTCTCTCCAAAGCCGAACTCGTCATGCAGGATTTCCTTGCAATCGTCAACCCCCAGGTTGTAAACCGTCATGGAATAAGTCATGATCCATTTCCTGAAAATAGGAACGGGCATCCTCATGATTTCCTTGATTTCCTGCCTGGATAAGGGATGGCTCCTTCTTGTCATTGGCTCCATGATGCACCTCCAACGATTATTTTTCTATCCTCTTCATAGCAGTCATGGCTTTGATGCGTGAATCGTACCACTTCTTCACGTCTTGAGGATTGAAAACGCTGTCAGTCCCCTTAGCGATACCCCAAAGGCCGTCCTTGACCTTGCGGTAAAGAATATGTTCACTACCCACTCTGTAACAATAAATCAATGGTTCAAGCATCCTCTTCACCACCATTCTGTTCCAGATGGTCCGCGGCCATGTTCGCATACTCAGCAACCTTGCGCAGGTCTTCCACGTTGTTTTTCATGGGATAACGGTAAAGGTACTTGAGGATATTTGCCTCGCAAACCGCAAGGAAGGAATCTTTTTGCTTTTTTACAAATTTCTTGATTAAGTCAATGCCTTCAAACCCTCTCCATGAATAATGAGGGGGGTGGTGGACAGGATCATAGCCCTTCCCCTCATCTCGCTGGAGCAGTTCCCAGTCACAAGGAATATCATCCGAAATCCTGCATCCTCTTCCAGGCTCATGCAAATAAAACATGCAGCCCTTGCAGTCATTCTCTTGCTCTTCACAGTAGTTCTTTAAGATCCTCGTTGCTTCAAAAAAGTTCATTGTTCTTCCTCCATATTTCCAGCCCAGTCATTCGGGAAATGGCGTACCAGTCCACAGCCTTTGTCTTTCTTGTGGAAAATGCATTTGGTGCAGGTCCCGGCTTCTGCTTCCTGGCAATGCTTGCTGATAAGCATCATGGCATCAAACAGGTCTTTGTCATTTGTCATTTTGTACCCTAAAGACTCTGTGAAAACGATCAGTTGCATGATGGCTGATTCGCATGCAGGGATGATTTCTTTTTCTATCTTTTTAATAGCACTAGACATATAGGTCAACCCTAAATCAATCTGATTTTTTCTCATTTCTCCCCGCCTCCCATTCCCTGTAAAGTTTGAACCAATCCTCGGCGTCCATCGTAACTTTCCAGCCCGTGTTATTCTTGCGGTGGAATACCGTCGGCAGGTTTCCTGTCGTCTTTGCCGCGTCTCTCCGTGCCTGGTCAAGGGCGTCATCAATGTTGAGGTGCTCCACACGCTTGACCTCGATGTGGATTCCCGGGAGTCCCACAACGTCGGCAGTGCCATCCTCATTATTTCCACAGAATTGTGCCGACCGTCGAGCCTCATAACCTTCCTCTCTGCAGAGTCTAGCCACTTCAAGCTCGCCCTTTGCGCCTTTTCTTTTACTGTTAGTCATTGCTTCACTTCCATTTCCTAGTTTTACACTTCTGTTTTGACTTTTAAACTTTTGAAATTCAATTCAGAACCACTGTCCATATGTCTGGAGAAGTAGGGAGAGGGGAAATGTGTGTGGGAAACGTAGTCCCACACATTTACCCCCTACTTCCTGACATATGCAGTAATGGAAACACTATATATATAACTGTATTTCCAAATTCTTTAGCACTCTAAATCGCTAATTCTTTCAACGAGTCCATTTTTAACTTTGAACCCACCATTTTGGTTTATATAATTTTTCACGGTTCGTTCAGACTTAGAAAAATACCTTGCCATGTCAGACAACTTTGCTTTCCCTGCCTCGTTCGCATACGCTTCAAAAGCGATTTCCACGCTGTCGACATTCTTGGCAGCTTCTTCCTTCTTCGCCTTGTTCGACTGTTCCCTACCCTTCTGATAGACATCAGCCAGGCTGCCCTCTTCCATGGCATCCTTGAGCATGTCCGTATCGTCAGCTACATGGACGGGATAACGGAAAAAGACGTTGACCGGAGGGAAGGAAGGGAACTCTCTCAAGGTCCCAGTAATGCGCCAGGCCGTTGCAATATCGTCCGGGTCCTGGTCCTTGACCTTGAGCTGGATCATGTCCAGCATAGCGTCCGGATCACGGGCAAAGACGCCGGACCCGCTGGCGCGGTCCATGGACTTCTTGAGGCCTTGCCCGCCCTTGCTGTGATGGTGGCAGTAAATGACAGCGCAGCCAAGCTCAGTGCAGATTTTGTCGAATTGGTTGCAGAAATGAGCCATCTGGTCGGCGCTGTTTTCGTCGCCCGTTATGACTTTGTAGATAGGGTCAATGATGATGGCCATGTAATCTGATTCCTGCGCCCTGGCAATGATTTTCGGTGCCAGTTTATCCATAGGGACCGACTTGCCACGAAGGTTCCAGATTTCTACGTTGTAGTCTGCATCGTGCCCGATGCCCAGGGCCTTCCCAACCACGTCAAAGCGGTCAAAGCAGGATGGCTCATCAATTTCAAGATTGACGTAAAGAACCTTGCCACGCTCGCAAGGAAAATGGCCTAGCCATGTCGTTCCTGATGCGATGGCCATGGCAAGTTCAATGAGCGCAAAGCTCTTTCCAGCCTTAGATGGTCCTGCAATGAGCATCTTATGTCCTTGTCGCAATACGCCGTGGATGAGTTCGTCGGCTTTGGGCGGCAGCCCCTTGTCCTTTGCCATTCCAAGATTCTTGATGACGGGCATGTCGTCATTGGTGTTCTCGATCCATTCCCGCCACTCGTCCCAGGATTCCTTTCCAAGGTTTGTGCCAATAAGGAACTGTTTCTTGCCGCCTCGTTTGACGCCAGGAAGCCGGGAAAGCCTAGAGGGATTCTTATTGGCCGTGTCGATGGTAAGCCCATTCTTTTCGCAGATCTTATATAAAAATTCGACACGCTGCCGATATTCTTCCGCATTGGCTGCATCAATCTTAACAATAGCGTGAATGCTTTTTGCGCCGCTGTAGGTCAGCGTTGCCACCGGCAGCTGCAACTTGCGGATGGCCTCATTTTGTTTTGCAAGGGACAGGTCATCACATTCGACCAGAGCGTATTTAAAGGCGGTCACATTTTCGTTGTTGACGCCGTGACCATCAAGGGCATTGATGCGGATCCACATGCCCGCCTCCGGATTATAATCACCAAAGACGGCACCAATATCACCATTGCATTTTTCTAATTGAGTAATGAGCGTGCTGCTCGTTCTGCTCGTATAGCCACCATTGGCAGGGATAAATTTATCCGTGTCATCCTTCCGCATGCTTTCGTTGACGTAGCCGACATGGTCAGAGGCGTCAAAGAGGGTCCGGAGGAAGGTGATGATTTCCTGGACCGGTTTCCAGTCCCCTTGTGGTTCCCTAAAGGCTTCCCCTTCGAGGAGTTTGGTGTTGATGATGATCCCGCTTGATGGGTCTTCACGAATCTCATCGTCCCACGAAAGCGCACGGCCTGCTTCCCGTTCCTTCGGTTTCCACCCTCGTTCCTTTGCCATCATGGTAATGGTGGCACCCGTTACAGGGTTGGGAGAGCCGCGAAAGCCCTCCCATTTCTTGCTGCATTCGCCCTGGTGATATCGTCCACTGTCAAGGGCGCTCCAGTTTTCCCAAGCGCTGAGAGGATAGCCTTCTTTTTGGAGGGCCATCCCTACCTGCAGCCATTCCTGATAGGAACAGGAAGTTGGGTCTATGAAATTGAGCACCCCTAAAAGGTCAAATTGCTTCATGATTCATTCCTTCCTGCGGCTTATAAGCAGCGGGGATGATGCCAGACGGGATGCGCCAATCGTTTTCTGCGATGCGGCCAATCATGCTGCTTGCTGCAACAAAGCTCCAGGTCCCAACATGGGCGAATCCTTTCCTTTCCAAAAATCGGATCTGCTTTGGCGTCGAAAGGCCATTTTGTTGGCGCATCTTGAGCCGCTCAATGAGCTGCGTTGCAAGTCCTGCATTTTCTACCGTGACCGGTGCAATGCCATGCTTTTCAAGATATTCAAGCTGCTTTTTCGTTGCAGGTCCCTTCTCCCACATAAAAGTCGGCTCGTACCCTGCAAGGTCGCCAGCCTCGATGCTGAAGAAATACTGGATGGGGTCCACCAGCTTACGTTTGCGTTCCCGCATGGCCTTGAGCTCCTTGGCTAGGCTAGCTTCCCGCTCAGCTACAGCATCCCTTTCTGCTTCATCTGCCGCCTCTTCAATATCAAGGGCCATCCCTGCGCTGTCTTCAAGGCGCTTCGTCATCTTTTCAGCAACCTTTTCGTCCTTGCAAACGAGTGATGCTGGCCTACAGAGGTTGTGCCGTTCCGTGAGCCACAAAAAATCCAAGAGGAGCAAATCCTTTTTCTCTGGCGCAAGTCTGCTCCCCCGCCCCACCATTTGCTGGTAAAGGCTGCGGATCTTTGTTGGACGAAGGACGACAACACAATCCACTGCGGGACAGTCCCATCCTTCCGTGAGGAGCATGGCGTTGCAGAGCACGTTGTATTCCCCGCGGTCAAAGGCATCAAGGAGCTCCGTACGGTCCGGGCTGTTTCCATTGACCTCAGC